GCCGCTGCCGAAATGTTTCACGCTGGACAGCAACTTGCACTCCCTGGACCGTGATCTTCTCTTCCCCGGTCAGGATGCCAGTTTCATCTGTCAAAAGGATTAAGTCAGCGAGCTGGATCAACGCCGGTTGCATAACATCGCGATCGATGTTTGCAGCGACAGTTTGCAGGATTTTCGAGGCATTCCCCATCAACATAGCGAGCCCAGAGGCTGTACGGCCCGCTCCGCCACTGCCCGCTTGGCCACCAATGTACTTGGGTATAGCACTGACATCGTCGGCCATGGCCGTGAACTTGTCGAACACCATCAGCATGTCCTGGGCGTTCGACGTCGGCATGAAGAAGCTGATCGGGTCTTCTGAGGTTGAGCTTAGGGGATCGGATCTGACGTGCCATCGTTTCCACGGGTACATTTCTTCCCCGGTTTCGTCAGGTGAGAGTCGATCATCACGCACGGTAACCTGGGGTCCAGAAGCAATGCTAACATTGTTAACCACAGAGCGTACAGTCCCATTGACGATCTCCTGCAGGTCATCGAGGATGTCGGTGAGACCGTTGCCGAGAACGGCATTGGGGACGTTCTCAAAGGCGGTGATAAAATAGGGGTGGCGTTGGCGCGGGCTCGGTGATAGATGGCACTTGATGATGTGGGGGCCGATCTTCCAGGCTTGCACGAAGTAGTCGCGCAGCGGATCCTCGACCTCGATGCCGTATTGGGCGAGCATTTGCCCCTGCACCGGGCCGTTGTAGAGCATCACGTCGATCAGGCCAGAACGATTCCATGCCGGATTCTCCTTGTTCTCCAGAACCGCCCGCTCTGCGTCTGTGGTGTCCCAGTTGTCGTAATATCCTCCTTGCCCATAGTGCTGTAGGACTTCCCGAACTGCGGCGTGATTATAGCCAGGCAGATCGAGCAGATCATTCAGCTCGGCCCGCGTCATGCGTACTCGTTCAATTATTTCAGCATCCTCGATGCGACTTATTCCGGGAGTCCACCACAGGTCGAAGGGCGAAGGACTGCGCCAGGTGAGCTTGGGTACCCGTTTGACCGTCGGCGGTCCGCCGCCAGGTGGCCATTGCAGTTCGGGCAGGATCTTGACTTCCGGTCCGACGATGCAGCTGAACGGGAAAATGCAGATCTGCACCAGGAAATCAGCCAGCGCAATATAGAACCCTCCCTGCTGGAGAATGTCCTCGATCTTGTCCTCGGCGATCTTGGCCTGGTCGGCCGCCTGCTTCTTGGCGGCGTCCATGGCGGACTCCATCAAAGCGATGCGCCGTCCAGTCTCGTCGCTGTCAGTCGGCGGCTGTCCGGTCTGCCCGGCCACCATCTGCCGCTCGTGCATCAACAATTCGTTGATCTTCTGCACGATGCTGTCGGGTGGGTCGGGGCTCGCCGGCGGCTTCACTGACCACGGGCGATCGGCGCCGAGGTAGATGTCACGCAGCAGTGAGGTGGCGGCGCGGCACTTCTGCGCCACCAGGCGCAGGTACACTTCGCTGCCGCCGAACTTGCGGATCTCGTTGAGCTTGGTGGCGTCGTATTGGCCGTTGAAGGTGCGCAGCGCTTTGAGCAGCCGCTCCGACCAGCCGGCATTGGTGTTGCGGTGGTTGCGGAAGATTTCCCAACGCCCCTGGATATAGCCGGCCAACATCTCCGGGATCTGGCCGCCCTGCTGGGCGGCGTCCTGAGCGGCGGCTTTGTCCTGATCTCGCTGGGCGAGCTGCTGTTCCAGCGCCGCCGGCGGGATGACCTGTAAGACGCCGGACTGGCCGAGAGTGTCTGCCATCGTTGGGACCGTTCCAAAAGACTGCCCCACAGTGTCACGCAGATGTTAACGATCCCTTAGCACTTGCGACCTCATGTCGCATTGTGCTAGGAGATTTCCTGTGAGTGAGGCCCCCAAGCCCGTCCCGGGCATACATGAGCCGGCTCTGATGACGCGCATCGCGCGCGAACTGGCGACCGAGACCTTCTCGCCGGAGCAGGTCCTGGTCCGCTACAACATCGAGCAGGCCGACCTCGACGCCATCGCCGCCAACCCGTTTTTCCAGCGGGTCCTCGCCGACTACACCAAAGAGTGGCAGTCGCTAGCTTCAACGCAGAAGCGCGTCGCCGCATCGGCGCTGATGGCGCTGGAAGAGAATTTGCCGGTCCTCGCCGATCGCATGGGTTCGCGCGCCAGCGGACTGGCCGACGCTGTGGCTGCAGCCAAGCTGTTCAAGGAGCTGGGCGGCATCGCGGCGCCGGCGCCGCAGAACCATGCGCAACAGGGTGGCGGCTTTGCCATCCGCATCGACTTCGGCTCCCACAAGGTGAGCCTGCAATCCGAACAAGCCAAGCAGATCGACGCTGAGCCGCTGCCGGCACTGGAGAACAATCCAGATGTCAGCGTCTAAGAAGCGCGATCAACGCGAAAGACGCCGCCGATGGCGAGAGAAGAACCCCGACTATCATAGGCAATACAAACTGCTCAGCCGGTACGGGCTCACCGAAGCCGAATATCAGAGGATGGCAGAAGAGCAGGAGCATAGCTGCAAGATCTGCCAGCGCCCCGCCCAGCTTGAACGCCACGGCAAGCTGCACGTCGACCATCTCAAAGGCACCAAGGTGGTGCGCGGGCTGCTCTGTAATGCCTGCAACATCGCTATAGGATTGCTCAAGGAGAACCCGCGCATCCTAGCAGCGGCGATCGAGTATCTGCGGGTCACCGCATTATGATCGCCCTCGCCCCCGAACTACTCGAATATATTGCCCCGCCGACGGTTGCCGAGTTCGCCCGCTCCAACAGCTTCGGTCGCATCATCGGTGGCCCGATCGGTAGCGGCAAGACCACTGGGGTGATCATGGAGCTGCTCCGGCGTAGTGCTGAGCAACAACCAGCACCGGATGGCATTCGCTATACGCGCTTTGCGCTCTGCCGGCAGACGTTGATGCAGCTGAAGGCTACCGTCCTCAAAGACTGTGATCAGTGGCTTAATCGTATCGGTCAATGGAAGGTCTCCGAATCTACGTACCATGTGAAGTTCAACGACATCATTTCCGAGTGGGTGTTTCTGCCTTTGGAAGATGCAGAGGACAAAGCCCGGTTGCTCTCGATGCAATTAACAGGTGCCTTCCTGTCTGAATGTATCGAAATGAACATTGACATCCTGGGACACGTACAAGGCCGTATCGGCCGGTATCCGTCGGGTCAGCGCGGGGTTCCTTCATGGCATGGGATTGTAGCCGACACCAACATGCCTGTCGAGATGAGCCCCTGGTGGGAGTTCATGGAGAAGTGCAAGCAAGGCGAGATCGCCAACTGGCAGTTCTTCCGGCAGCCCTCGGGCATGGATTATCCGACCTTCGATCGCGATGGGCATCAGACCGGCGGCGCCGAAAACCTGAACTGGCTGTTGCAGAACGCCGAGACCATCAAGTATCCGCTGAACTGCAAGCCACGCATCGACCAGGGGCGCAAATACTACGAGAATATCGTCGCTACCTACGGGGAGACCCACGACTATGTCAATCGGTATGTATACGCCAATTACGGTAATGATCCCTCCGGGGCGGCTGTATTCAAAGAGTCCTATCGGGCTGATTTTCACACTGTCGACGACACGCTCGTCATCCCAGGTTATCCCCTCTACGTGGGTCAAGATTTCGGTCGCAACCCGTGGTCGCTCATATGCCAGGTTGATCACATGGGACGTCTGTTGGTCCATGAAGAAGTCAAAGCGGATAATATCGGGTTAGAAAAACATGTCTGGCAAAATCTCCGGCCACGGCTCATACAAGCTAAGTACCAAGGACTCAAAGTCGCCATGGTGGGCGACCCTTCCGGTGTCGCAAAGAGTAACATTGCTGAGGAAAGTTGCTTTGATGCTCTCAAGCGTCTCGGATTTGCAGCGATACCTGCACCAGGAAATGACATCGAACCCCGGATCCGATCCGTTGAAGCTCTCCTCTCACGCCAAACGAACGGTGGACCTACTCTCATTATCAGTCGGACGGGCTGTCCGAAACTATGTCGTGCAATGGGAGGTGGATATCGCTACGCTCGGACGAAGGAAGGCGCGCTCAAGCCGAAGCCGGACAAAAACGAGCCGGAAGGCTACTCGCATATAGCCGACTGCCTGCAGTACGTGTGCATGGTGGTGCACGGTGGCATGCTGCCCTACGTGCACGACTACCTGTGGGGGCGCAAGCGCCGGCGGGTGCAGAAGATCACGGCGGCGGGGTGGACTTGACCGCACCCGGCTCAGCCGGATGCCGGCCCGGCGTTGCCGCATGAGCCGTCTGCACTTGGTCAGTGGGCCCGGTCATTTTGTTGGCCACAGACAGGCCGACGAGGCAGTGATAAACCACGACACCCCAACGATGGCCCCGATCAACAAGACAAAAACGATCCAGTCGCCGAACGACAGAGGCTTCTGTGGCGGACGGCGTGGGTAGCGATTCGGCGTAGTCATGTCAGTTAGCGAAAGTGCACGCCAAACCCGCTGCCACCGGCAAGCGTGGTCAAGACATAGATGAGCACGAGAATGAAGAAGATGAACCACACCGCCTGCTCGATCCGACCCGGGATCGGGATGCCAGCGATGGTCTTCAGACCATACAACACCAAGAAAATAATTCCTGCCAGGATGATGACGCCGATCAACAACCACAGGAACGAAACCGCAAGGCCAATCATGGAACTTTCCTCCTGATCAGCAGTCTAGCAGGAACAACTAAGGATTATCTGTGGGGGGGTCAACCGGCGTTTTGATGCGGTAGGGCCCATCCAGCGCCAGGTCGTCACGGTTGGGGTCGGTTTGCTGCAGCAGCTTCTGCGCCTGCAGCCGGGCTAATTCCAGTGTCAGTTTGGCAATCTTGCGCTCGCGACGACCCCGCAGGTAGCGCTGCACGGTGTTGCTCTCATAGAGCTGCACCAGATACCAGACCACACCGACCAGGGCGGCGATCGCCGGCAGGTAACCGACAATGGCGCCGAGAATGGCGCCGGCGGAGACCAGATGGCCGACAACATGCGACAAGTCCGGGGGGCTCTCGGTCCCCCAGGTCATGACGGTGGCTTGGTTTCAGTGCGGCCCTGTTCCAGGCCCTTGGAGAACTCGGCAACGCCGCTAGCCTTTAGTAACGCATCCATGCGACTATTGATCGAGATATGCACCTGCTCGATGCTCTTCAGATTATAGAGCGAAACCACGGCGGCGATGGTCGAGGTTGTCGCCACGACGATCGAGGCGATTTCAGCGATGCTGATCATGACACCGGATCCTCCGGTCCACGCATCTCGTCGAACAGCTTCAGCGTGAGCAGCAGCTTGGCCTGGTGGCGGAGCGCGATCTCTTGGTGGCGCTCGACCTCCTCCTTGATCTCGCTCGACGAGAAGCCTTTACCGGCAGCGAGGTTCTCCAGCATGGTATTCAACTCGGCGATCCGCACCAAGCGGTTGTGAAAGTTGAATGTCGTTACCAGAACTTCGTCAAAATACTCTCTCGTCAGCTTGCGATCGCGCGCCGCCAACGCCACCAGGTAGGTGGCGGTCACCAGCGAGGTGAAGCTTTCGGCGGTGATGTCTTGGCGGAGGTGGTGGGAAAGGACGTCGGTGTCGAGATCGGTCTCAGGCCGCTCGAACAATGGTTGCTTTTCCAGCGGGGATGTTGTCGTTGGCCGCGACTCGGACATGCTCGATTTCCCTTTCCACCAACGCCAGTGCGGCCTGGCGCCCTGCGGCATCCAGGAAGTAGCCATGCCCCCATAGGGTATGGATGGTAACGCCAAAAGGTTTGAGTTTTTTGCGCAAGTTGCAGATCACCACATCGACCATCTTCGGATCGGTCTCTTCCGGGTCGTCGGGGCGGTTGGCGCGTTGCGCGCGCTGGGTCTCGATCACACGGTGAAGAGTTGTCTTATCAGCTTCTTCACGGCGGACGAGGACAAGAAGGAAGCTTGCCAAGAGCTTGGGGAGCTTGAAGGCGCGCATGAAGGAAGTGACGAGGTCAGAGTCGCGTGCCGCAGCAATGTGAGGTGGCAGATGGTCTGCCCGGCGGGCAGTGGGCGGCCAGTCAGCCGCCGGCATCTCCGTAATGCGGCCGGAAGCCAATGCGTCGTCGAGAGACACACGCACGTCTGCGGCGGGCACTTCGAGGCCTCGGGCAATGACATTGACCGGGATTCCTTCATTCGCTAAGCGGGTAGCAATCTGGTCATAGCCCACAGGGAGGGGGGTGTCCAACATAATCGGGTTCCTTCACGAACCCGTCAATTCTTCGTTACTCAATATGAAAAAAGGGTTAAGATGTCAAGCTCGCGCGTTATCCCCCCGATACAGGAGGACCCCATGGTCACCCAAGTCTCCTACGACGCGATCCGGGAAGCCTATCTTGAGCTGGAAGCAGCCCGGCAGAACCTGGCAGAAGCCCGCTGGGCGTGGCAGGCCAACGACCAAAAGCTGCAGACCGCAGCGCTGGTCCTGGAAGCCGCGCATGGGCGGCTGGGGCGCGCTTCGACCCTGCTGAAGTCGGCGCTGGCGTCGCTTGACATGCTCCTCGACAGGGACGCTGTACCGACGGATGATCAGGTGAACTAGGAAGTGGAGGCGGCGGCCGAGTCGCTACTTCGGGCTTCCCCTATTAAGAACCGGGGCGTGCGCGCTCACACTACCACCGCCATAAAGAGTAGGGGTCAGGTCCGGCGATCCCCCCTTGGAATGCTTGCGCTTCCGATCGGCTTACAGCCCTGACCCCCGCGCGAGTCTAGCGCGAAGAGGTTAATCAGACGCTATTGTCCGGCTTGCACTCGACCTTGACATCGATCGGCATTTTCGTCTGCTTGATCTGCTCGTGCAACAGCTTCAGGCCGTGCCCCAGCTTGGGGTCGCCCTTGATGGCTTTCTTGCACTCGTCCAAGGTGGCGTACCAGTGGATGCCGTTCTCCTTGTCACCGTAGGCCAGCTCCTGCTTGCCGGGCGGACCCTCCATGGTGACCACGATTTTCCACTTCGGACCCGGCTCCTCGTCGGCAACCGGGTGTGTGGCGGCGTTAGCGTTGTGGACGGCCAATGTCGCCAGCAGCACGAATGCTGCACCGACGAGCATGAATCCCAGCCAGTGAAACCATTTCATTTGTCAGCCCCTTTGATGATAGCTTGTTTCCACGATTGGAAAGCGCCGGTGAAACTGTCACGCGCATCCAACAGCCAGGTGCGGTCGACCGCTTCGCCGGCCCACATGTGATCGATCAGGTCGTCGATGGTCTTCTCCATGATCGCCAGCTGTTCGAGCACGACGTCGCGGTCCACCTTGGCCATCAGAACCCCTCGGGCCTGGCGACAGCGCGGCACAGGCACATGAGGCCGAGCTTGAGGTAGTGCTCGCCGTCAGCGACCCAGCGGGTGCTGACCCCAGGCGTGTCAAGCAGCGACTCGATCTGGCCCGCCAGCGCGTCGCCATGGGTCTTGATCGAGTTGATCAAGCCGATCTCGTCGTCAGTGAGTTGACGATAGCCTTTGATGGATAGTGGGGGATACTTGCTCATGGGGCTCTCCGTGACATGTCAAGATGACATATCGACGCAGGTTGTCAAGAGGGCCCGAGGTAGCCTGGGATAATGATGGTGCGGAAACCGTTGGCCACCGCGCCGGTACCGCCCACAGTGATGGCGTTCGAGGTCTGTACCGTCTTGAACTGGCCGGTCGGGCCTTGGGCGTACTGCAACGCCGTGATCTGTTTGGCCACCTGGTGGTGATGATGGTGGACCAGATCGCCAAGGTCAGCCGATTGGATGTTCACCGTCTCGAACAGTCTCGACCCTGTAGTCCCGATCACCCGCACAGAAGTTGTCATAGGCCCGCCTATCCTCACCGAACCAGGATCTTACGAACGGTTAACTAATTCCCGGTTAATCGGCGCGATCGCTCTGGACCATGTCGTGGCCGCCTTCGGCGTAGCCGGCGTTGAAGGCTTCGACCAGGGCTTCGGTGATCCGCATCCGCAGGTCGTCGGCGCGCTCGCCTCCGATCGAGATTGACCCCTCGACGTCGCGGTTGCGGTACGGCAGCAACAGCAGTGCCGCCTTCTCCGACCATGTCTTCTCGACTTGGCTCAATGCCATCCCCTTTCGAAACCCGATCCCCGGGTACCAGACCATCCTGCTCATCCAGACCATCAGTAGCCGAACGGATAGAACCGGGAGTTGGTGCTGTCGTCGGCCTGGCTTAGCCGCTCGTTATTGCTGACGGTTCGCTCAACCTCGTCACACGGGTCCGGGTAGTGCGCCGGCGCCTGATAGTGCGCGACCGGCTCGCGATCGGGCAGCGGGGGGATTTGCTTCCACTCGGCGTAGTTGATCCCCTTCACCCAGGCCGTGCCGTCGTCGGCAATGGCCCAAATGTAGTGGCCGTCCGAGTCGATCCTGACGAACTTGCGGGGCGTTCCCATGCTGTTTGCTCCTGATCAACGGTCGAACGGGGACGCCAAACTCCCCGTGTACCCCTGCCTCTGAGTACCGGCTTTTGCGCAGGCAGCACGTCGGCCACCGTCGACCGCAAGTCCCCGAAGGGATTGGCGAGGGTATACGGTGTGACCGTTTGACCGTCAAGATGAAAGGGCGTCGGTGGTTAACCGACGCCCCCTCGTCCCTACCGTTCCATGTCCGCTCAGAACCTCAAGTCCCGGCGTTAGCCGAGTGTCCGCACGCGCAACAGAGGGCCGGGCAGGGCAGTCGCCTCCCATCTTGTGCCTCACGGATCTTAGGCGCTCTAGAGTCGCCTCCCCGCCACTTCCTGCATGGGGCAGCTTGGGTGGAACTTATATGAAGGAAAGGTTAAAAAGTCAATTTTGGGTCACCGGTATTTCGGAAAGGATTCTTTTTGCGCCCACAAACACCCCACCCCCTGTCCAGCATGGGGGGAGGGTAGGGGGCCTTCTCTACACAGTGTCAACCCTGCAACCCTGCGGCCGTTGGCCGCAGGTCACACGGTTAAACGGTATCACGATATTGTGATTTGAATTTTGATTTTAATCCTAGAGCACGGTGTAACCGTGTGACCGTTAGCCGCATGGTCCATTGTGCAGCCAATGAACAGCAATGTGATTTTAACCGTGGTACATTTAAACCGTTGACAACGCTTGCGAATTGAGAATGAACCGATTATGCCGCCGGTTTTGGGTAGAGAGTAGAGAGGGGAGCAGGTTAGAAGGTTAAGGCGGAGTTAACGCGGAACTCTTAACAGAGAAATGGCTATATATATTTCTTTCTTTAAAAGTATAGTATATAGCACATTCCCTCCGATGCCCCTCTGATCATTAAAGAATTTAAATGTTCGGGCAAAAAGCACATTGCTGCATAATGGAACTCATTGGCACAATGGCCTCTGCCTCAAAGGGGCACACGGTCACCCCCTCATAGCGAAAGCAGTCTTTCACTATTTCGCTTGTTCCCGCCTTGGGAACACGCTCCGTTGTGCGGCCAAACCGTGTGACCGTTTACCCTTTGGTAACCGTGAAACCGGTTTGCGCTTGCCATGCTGATCGAGTGGCGTACGTTTGAACGTTGTAGAAGCACAAACCACGGATAGGACCATGACAATCAAGTATACCGTTGTCGAGAACGCTGGATATGAGGGCGAACGCGACATTACCTCATTCACGCCTACAGGCAGCCGGCGCAACGTTGACGCGCTTATGATGGCGGAACGTTTCATCAAGCGCTGGTATCGCGCTGGCGAAATCGAGACTTTGCATGTAGCCATTCGCAAAGATACGCCGGACGGCGGAACCTACGATTACTAGGAGCGCAACCCATGCAAGGCGATTTCGACGATACCCTTGAGGATTTCGGTGTTGCGCGGCAACCGGTCAACCGCGCGCCGGAAAGCTATAAGCCGATCCTAGAGCGCGCATTCACGGAACCTTGTGCCAAGTGTCGCGGTTCTGGCCGCTTCGTTAGCTATAGCGGGCGAACGGTTGGCCCTTGCTTCACTTGCAAGGGTACAGGAACCAAGACGTTCAAGAGCGCGCCAGACGTTCGCGCTAAGGCGCGGCAAGCCTCTGCCGAACGCAAGCAAGCGGCGCGGGATGAGTACGCAGCGGAGCACAAGGCGGAGTTGGATTGGCTGGCCGATACTGCGGCGCGCCAAATCGAGCGACGCAATACCGGGAAAACGGTTTGGCAGTTCCCAATTGACCTATGCGACAAGCTTGCGCAATACGGCTCGCTCACAGACGGCCAATTGGCCGCCGTGCGCAAGGCTATGGTACGCGACGCAGACCGCAAGGCGCAATGGGAAGCCAATAAGCCCGCGCCTACCGCCATTGACGCTAGCAAGCTTACAGCGGCGTTCGCGAAGCGGCGTGCGGCTAAGCGCGAGCGCGCGGTAGGCGTCGCCTACATGCGCTTGCAGATCGGCGCCATTACGATTTCGCCCGACAAATCCAACAATGTGGACGTTTGGTTCAAGTCTGGCGACGCATGGCTAGGCAAGACAGAGAACGGCGCATTCAAGCGCTTTCGCGCTTGCACCGATGCACATGAAGCCGATATTCGCCGCATTTGTGCCGATCCGGGACAAGCAGCGCGTATGCATGGCCTCGACTATTCGTATTGCGCGTGTTGCGGCCTACCGTTGACCAATGCCGAAAGCATTGAGCGCGGTATTGGGCCGATCTGCGCAGAGAATTGGGGGTTCTAGTTCGGAGTGTCGCGCCGCACGGCAATGTAGTCCATTGAGGCTTGCGGCTTTCAACCCTTTCAACCCTAGATAGGATCAAAACATCATGCGTACCTACATTGAACTGCGCAATTCCGGCGGCGTGCTTGATTGGCGCGTTATCATTGACCCGAACGACGCCACCATAGAAGCTATTGCCGAGAAGGTTCGGGAATTGACCTATAACGGCATGGACGCGGGCGACACGATTTCCGTCTATGAAAGCGAGTTAGACGCGGCTGCGCTCAAATTGCCGCGCTAATCCCCTCGCGCGGCGCGAATGCCGCGCAACCCTTAACCCTTTGATAGGAAACAAAGCCATGAATGAAGAACTCTCAAAGATCAAAGCCAAAATCCGTGCGCTCGCCAGCAAGACCACGGATAACGGTTGCACGGAAGCCGAAGCAATGGCCGCAATGGCCATGGTTGGCCGCTTGCTCAAATCCTACAATCTGTCCATGGACGAATGCGACGTTCGCGAGAGCGCATGCGTGACTATCACTATTCCCGTCGACGGTTCGCAACGCGGTCCTATGGATTGGGCCGTTCCAAGTCTGGCCACGTTCTTTAGTGGGCGTGCATGGTTTGGGACCGACTATCGCAAAGTTGGCGACAACTACCAACGCCAAGTCTATTATGCCTTTTTCGTGCAAGAGCACGATGCCGACGCCTTGCGCTACTTGTTTGATGTGATCAAGCAAGGCATCGCGGGCGAAACTAAAGCATATCAGACAACGGAAGCCTATCGCGCGTTGACCGGCGGCCAAAAACGCAGCGCGGTCAAATCGTTTGCGCGCGGTATGTCGTTACGCATTGCCGAACGCTTGCGTGAAATGCGTAAGGAAAATGACGTTGCTATGGCCGAACGCCACCGCGCCAGCGGAAGCACGGGAACGGCGCTTATGGTGCTCAAGGGTCAATTGATCCAAGAGGAATTTAAGAAAAGCGGCGTCCACTTGCGTTCGGTTTCATCGCGGGCGCGGATCGGCAACCATGGCGCTTATGCGCATGGCCGCGACGCTGGGGACCGCGTCAATCTCAATCGCCCATTAGGCGGCAATGGCAACGTGTCGGGATATCTGTCCTAATGTGTCGCGACTTTCAAAAGTCGCGCGTCTATGCGTGGGAGGATGCCGTTATCCTCCCACGTACAAACGTGACAATCACGTTTGAGCGTGCGCAAATGTTCATCGATGGCGTATGGCTGGCAATGGGCAAGATCGGCGCCCCGCGTGCGGAACTGATCAGTAAGCGGATCAAGACTGCCGTTGCGCGCGGTTGCCGGCCCTATATCGAGATACGCGAAGCGACGCCCGCATGGGTTATTCTGCACGAGTTAGCCCATAGCCTGACCATGGACCATGATCACAACGGCGACGGTCACGGTCCCAAATTCGTCGCGGCTTTACATGCGGTTGCTCGA